CACAAAACACAAAACACAAAAAAAACACCCCCTATTCCCCTTCCCTTCCTTTCTCTTTTTCCTGTAAAAAGTGGGGGTTGTTGTGGGAAAATTGAAATACTTTTTTTGCAATGGGGATATGGTAATCACAAAGAACAACTAATACAACAAACCAAAAACCAAACCAAACCAAACCAACAACTTAACACAATGCCTTGCTGGGAAGAAACTGGAATTAAAGAGGACGAAACCAAACAGCAATACCGAACACGGATTTATGCGATGACCCGAGAATGTGACCTGGACGGCTTGTGCGTGCAGCTCTTCGGGGTTGTCCATGATGATTGGGCACTGCTAGGGCGTTACGGCAAGAACGATCTCGAGCAGCTGAAAGCTGAAGCAACGGCTCTCGTGCTTGCTTCCCCTCACTACGATAACCAGTATCCGTTGAACGCGTTCTACAACGACGCGAACGACAACGCTTCATGGAACGACCAGGAGGAGTACTACGTCTGGGAAGATCCTGATGGAAATTTCATTGACTTTCCAGACGAGTACATTGATGCAATGGATGATCAACGCACGGACGTAATGGATGAACAGTAAACACAAAACACAAAACACAAAAAAAACACCCCCTATTCCCCTTCCCTTCCTTTCTCTTTTGCCGAATTACAAACTATCTAGGAAAAATTGATCCAAAGATTTTTTGTATGTGTACAACATATAATGAGTGAATTCTCGGAGAGTATCCAGATCCAACAGATCTCCCTTAGAAATGCCTTTCGGAACCGCCAGACGGGTGCTATCATACCATACAATGATGCAAGTAAGAGAGCATACGAGCAGCGTCCAGACTTGTACATCCCTCCACTAAACTACACCTTCCACCAGGGTGTGTGGAAGCAATGGGATCTTGGTCATGAGATAACGATCACTTACCGTCGTGTCTTGAAGAATGAGAGCTTCATTATTCGAGCCACTGATCAGATACGGAACATACAGTACAGATACACGAGCAGCGAAGATCTTGACGCTCAGATACGGGGCACTCTCCAGGAAATGAACGCTAATTACCACCCCTCGCAGCGATGGACTACGTCTGGATCGGAAGACGATGGTGTAGAGTGGTGGGTCGATCAGAGTCTGAGTTTGATGATTCGTGGTGGTGATCGTAGAGGCTTCGCTGAACAACAGCCATTTGAATGGACTAGTTACACCCCGTCTGGGATGTGGCAGGGAAACATGATTACACAGCAATCAGCCGTACCAGCTGTATTCCATCAACTTTCAACACTAAGCTTCAATGGTAAACCTATTAACTATCGGCTTCCTCACTTGGTCTACGATCCAGAACAGCAGGAGACAAGATGCTGTTGGAACTATCTGCATGGCACCCACAAGATACCGTGGACGAAGCTCAGGGCAATCAAAGGCAATAACCATGATGAATGGACGTTTGAGGAGCTGAAGCGAGTTGCAGTGGAGCGGAAGCATATTCTCGAGGTCTTTGACATTTATGGTGACCCTTATCGTCACTACTATCAAGATGAGTCAAAAGAGGTCGGTTTCAACACACCGTACCGATATTATCCAAACCCTCGTAACGAAGCTGGGAAACGAGTAAACCTCAAGCGTGGGTTGGCATTCATGACGGTATGCGGGCACATTTATCCATATACCAAACATTTTCAACGAGGATTGCTGAGTTCTATCGGACAAGGTGGTAGCAATTCCGCTAAACATGACGGAAAAGGTGAGATTGATGATGGCGAGATTTACGGGAAGTCACAACTATACATTGATGGCATGCCTGAAGGAACGGCAAAGCTCAAGAAAGCAAAGCAAAAGAAGCAGGCGAAATATGACGCTGACAAGTTGGAGTATGCGGATTCCATGTATTGGGAAAAGGGGACGTTTGAAATTGGGAAAGCCAAATACAACTACTACTCTGAACCGATACTGGATGACGTTGTACGAGACCTCTACTATGATAACAACGATATATTCCAAATTCGGACTGACAAAAACGGCGACATCTGCACGGTGTGGTTGTCAGAGGAGAACGATGAAACAGGGAAAGCCGAACTGGTTTGGCAATTGAAGGCATGCCCGAACTACAAAATAATGAAGCCCGTCTATGAGAAATTTACGATGGTCTACAAGGGTGAGGACATCGATCGGATCGGGATATCGCTTTACCACGATATCATTGGTGAGAAATTCTCACACCTGAAAAGCCAGACATGTGGGAACATCTTTGAGATGGAACAACCGTTTAACTACAGCACGGATGTGCTAGTGAAACACGCGGCTGTCAACACTTACTCAAAAGAGCTGGCTGACTGGCGGGAGCATGTTTCCGTGGCTGAGACGATACGTAAACAGTACTTGCGACATGAGAAGCAACGGGAACACATCATGTCAGAAGATTGGAAAGGGAATGATGAAGTTAGGGAAGCCACCATCCAAGAGTACATGGAGAAGGAGTATCCTATTCGGGAGAAACCTGAACCACACGGAGATATGTTTTGCGAAGAGTTTGGTGAGGTGTTGTGCTTGGACTTCAATAAGTTCTACAGTAGTAGGCTGGAAAACCCACACAATCCGTTCATGAAGTTTGAGAACTTTGACAACGTTGAACCGTACAAGCCATGCAAGGAGTTACGAAACGGGTTCTACTATTGTGAGATTCCCGATGACCTTGAACCAGGTGAGTTCATCCCATTTGCCGATAAGACTGCTGGCTGGTATTGCAAATCGGTCGTTCAAATGGCAATGCAATTGCCAAAAGAAAAGCAGCCTACGATCACACACCAGCTGATACCACACAGAAAGAACATCATTGATCAGACCAAGTTCACACGGTTTGTAGAGTTTGTTTACGCCGAGTGCTCAGACCTTGGCATTGATCATGCTCCGAAGACAATCATTAACCATTTCGTCGGAATGTTGGGTATGGACTCAAAACGCTCAATTGTTGAAAAGGCGATGCTGATGCGGAAGAAGGATGAGGATTGCAAGTATGCGGAGTTGAAGGGTATGCGAGTGAAGCCATTCGCTGAAGCCAATCGAGACCGAGAACCGTTGGTGATGAGCTACACCACCAAGATGAGTGATAGCCGATGGTCGGCACTCCCTATCCATATTCAGATCCTGCAAGAAGCCAAGGTGGAATTGGAAGCCCTGCGACGAAAAATCAAGTTCCGAGTAACTGCTAGTGAAACAAAGGTTGTCCAGGAGAAACCCCTGTCCTTTGGCGTGTGGAAGCAGTCCCTGCTCGCGAGCAGATGGGTGAAGAAATACGGCTTCCATCCTGTCAAGTTAGATGAAGGGTACCAGTCATACCTCCGTTCTCTCTGCCATACAGAAGAGGTGGTAACTGAGGAGGTGTATGCACACCCTATCATGTTTAAGACCGACTCAATCGTGATTGCTGACTTTGGCTCAGGCAAACTATCAGAAGCGATCGCAGACGTAGATATCGGTGTTAACAGGGGAGAGCTCAAAGTGGAGTGGGATACCCGCATAGAGCCTGACCGCAGCAAGTTGCGACATACATCCAAGCAGCTGTTTCAACTGAAGAAGAAAGAGACACAGCTCACTTACACCAACCGTAGTCACCAAACAAAGTACTCGAGAACCGACGTTTATGATCTCATAGACAAGCGTACGAGTTTCAGGATTCAGGGTATGGCTGGCACAGGCAAAAGCAGCTTGCTAATCGGCGAGCATGAGAGGGGGATCATTCCTTACCTGCAAGAGAAAGACCTGAAGTTTGCCCTTTCCAGTCCAACTCACAAGGCTGCTCACAACAAACTGTTTGAAGACGCTGGTGTCCCTGGTGTCACATGCGACTCCCTTCTGGGGATGAGTCCTGGTATCGTAAGAGATCCGAGCTTTAAACAAGTGAAACATCTGGATTACCTTATTATCGATGAATGTTCAATGCTGTCCAAAGCACATTACAACCATCTGAAGCACATCAAAGTCTTGTACCCTGATCTCCACTACATCTTTGTAGGAGACTACCAGCAGTTACCACCAGTGGAGCCTTCAGTTCTTGCAACCTATTGTTATGGCAAAACCAATGTCATGAAATGGCTCTGTGACTACAACTTGGTGGAACTCACTGAAAACATGAGGTCTGGTGAAGAGGGTGAGCAAATGTTCAAATGGTTCGGTGGACTGATGATTGGCTTGTCCAACCCGAAGATGGAAGCCGACCTGTCTGTTGATTTTGACAAAGATCTGCAGCATCAAGTGCTTGGGCACAGGAAAAATCTATGTTACACGAATGCAGCGGTTGCATGGGTGAATTGGCAGATGGTCAATGCCATCCTTACAATGTACAAAGATCATCTTAAACTCGAAAAGCTAAAGCCTGTCCGTGTCAGAGGAAAGAAAATCATTCCTGCATGGCTGAAACTCGGTATCTGGTGTGGAGATCGTACAACACATCCGATGTGTGAGCTGGTTGCCGTAATAAAGGATGAAGAGGGTGGAGCATGGTACAATAACCAAGAGTTCTGCGTCATAACATGGGTCAACGATGAAGCTGTTTTGGAAGATCGTCTCACTGGCGAGCATGTCACTGTGCGGGCGGACAAGCTGTACAAGTGTTTCAACTACAACTACGCGAGCACTGTACATAGGTCACAAGGATCAACTTACGACGAGCCATATAGCATCTGGGAATGGGATCTGATGAAGATGGCAGGGTCAGAGGGTAATGCTCTCAGGTATGTTGCGGTATCGAGAACAAAAAGCAAGCAACACATTAACATCATGAAGCACAAGTGCAGCTTTGTCCGCGGTGGTCTTAAGCCACCAGGGTACAAGGAGTTCAAGGCTCAAATGAAAGGCATTCCTCTGAAAAAGGACACGTGGTAGAAAAGCCGTTATTATAATGTCCACATCATATAGATGAGTCAGCTGCAACCGCCGCCACCTCAACCTGAAACTATCATAATCGAGTGCTCAGGTGCTAACAGTATCAGACAAACAGACGAGAATGACGAGTGGGAGGTAAGTATACCCCCGACAATAATCGAGAAGGGCGACGAGATCTCAGTTAATCAGAGTTTCCTTGAAGCCCGTGGTACCTCCACAGAAATCCTAGAATTTTCTTCATCGGGTCTCAATCAGAACAACTCGCAAAAGATCTATTTTGAGTACTATGCTAACGACTGTGGTACAAATGACATGAATAAAGGTCGCGACTGGAACAACTTTAAGTTTCCCATAGCGGGTGGCAACGGACTCCATGAATCTGGTAAAACCTACAAACCTAACCAAGCATTTAGGTATGATCGGTTACTTGATAACTCCACAATTTTTGCAAATGGCAATGGCTTTCGACGTACCGTACGTGGCGTGCAGTACGAATCCATTAAGCCGACAGCCGCTGATCCAAGAGTTGCTAACTCCTCCGCAATTGACTTCCGTGAGGACTACAACGTTGCAGGCATTTTCAACTCCTTCAATGCTGTCAAAGAGGTTACCGCAGTGAACCCCACACCTTATATCGGCGAAACCTTTGAACGCGTGGTACCACCAGCACCACGAACAGGTGTGCGGACAGATCAGCAGAACCCGAACCGTAAGGATCTTACCCTGGAGCAGATGGCTCTCTCGGTTTCCGACTTGTGCATTAACCTCGATGCCATGGACTATTTTGAGATGCAGCAGAACATTGCCAGTGGTAATGTGGATATCATGATCCCGCATACAGAAGCTAATACCAATTACCTTGCAGCGATCCCGAGAGGCACATGTGTATGGATTGACTATGCACCAAAGCGGCGGCAGATGTCGTTTTATACGGGAGCAGACAAAGAGACTGATACGGACTTCCTCAATGGCGGTGGTACACCCGTAGCTGGATCACCACTGGGACTCAACGGCGGTTACAGAAACTACAATGAGCTCTCCAATAGAACGGGATTCATCAAAGGTCATTTCGTGGTTTACGACAATAACGTCGAGGGGACATTTTTTGACAACGCTTCAACACCGTCAGTGGGTAGTAACACGGATCCCCGAGGTAACGTGAACACTGACTACGGGTTTGCAGGACAGAAATGCATTGGGATTCGTTTCCTAGGGGGGAGGGACGGTACTGAGCATCCTGGAATCAATAATAGAACTCCCTTCGTTGGCTTTGCTCATCACTGGACGCAGACACGCGGTGGCGACACATACAGTATCTTAAACCCTAACACGACCCTCGGGAAGACAGACCTGAATACCGCGACCGTAAATGATGCCATCGCTATCAATCTATTTATCAGGAAATCACCATTTTACGTTGGGTCAGCTGATGGAGAGCTGTTCGATGCGTTTAACCCTGAATTGGGTACATTTCCTGCAGCAGCTCCTGGTACCCTACTTGAGTTCAACAAAGGAGAGTATGATCTAACGCGTGATGCAGCATTTGGGTTCTTGTTTCCGAAAGATCCTGCTCATCCAACAACGGTCGTACCATACTTTGTGGGCTGTGCCAAAAAGATCAATACAGATGTAAATCAGCCTTACCAAAAGACAGACGCATCAAATCCAAGCCAAGACCTACAGTTCGCGGTTCTCTCGGGCGATAACGATAACCAATCTCCTATTAGCTTGGTAGATTACAGCACTTGGAATGCTACCACACCATATGCTCCTCACGGATTTGGCAACGAGTATACATTGCAAGAACCCCTTACTGATAGCAGTACCACACTTTCAATGAACTTCATTGCTCCTCCAACTTTTGGAGAGAAGTTGATCATGCCTGAAAGTAACATCGTAGTGCTAGCAAGAGGTACTCAGTACGAAGAGTACATTGCCCTGGATCGGCTGGATGATCAGAGTATGGATGGGACAACCAACGCATCTATATTTCTCAGCACAGATCCTACCAATCCAAAGCCATATGTTAATAACCCCGATCGCATGAGGTTCAGAATCGGTCAGAGAAACCTTACCCAAAACCGCCAACTCTTCATTGGTGCTACAGCAGAAAACGCACCACAATTCAGTAGGCAATTCGTATCTGAGTGGATAAAGAAGAAGCCCGCCCCTACGCCACCAGCCACCGTCCCTGTGGAGCAACCTTTCGATGTGTATGAGCACCCCGTCGGCACCAAAATGGAGTGGTGGGATTTCCGCGAAGGACTCACGCAGAGCATCTCCATAAACCATGAAAATTACCACAAGGCTCTACCTGAAGGTCTCCCCATCCTGAAAGACACGGGTTACTGGGGTGTGAACGAGCCCTCTATTAACGCCAGCGACTTCCCAGCCACATACACTGACGGTGGCTTTTACACTGCACTCCTGAAGGAGAACTACTCCACAGGGTTCTCGTACTTCCTGTATTACAATCGGCTTGCGGCTTCTGGAGGTTTGGACACCATAAACACCCTAGCTGACAGCGTGTATCGTGCGGACATGGTTGATAATGAGTCGGGACAATTTGGCATTAATCGTGGTGGTGTGCCGATGCTCATGCTCACTGAAGCGATTGACCAAACATCAAATCAGACAATATCGAGAATAGGGATATCCGAATCCCCTACGCTAACGCAACAGGTAAGGGCATCGTCGACCTCAACACACGCCCTTGCGGGTACAAAGCAGTTCTATGCACTCTTCAACCCTCACGAGTATGTTTGGAACATGAAATTTACTGACAAATGGGAATCGGGGATGCTCAACGTCAATGCTGATAAGAACGCATCGGTAACGAGAGGTGGATTCGGAACAGTACAATTCACGCATACAACGCATAGCAGAAATTTCTACATCTTCTCTCCAGATGCCTTTGATATGATCGACTTTACAGACAAAACCCTGAAGCATGTGACCAAGCAAGGTATCAATAGTTACTGTGGATACATACCTTACATCAATAGTATCGAGGTCACAACGCCGAAAGACTACATGACACCCGACGATCTCTCCAACTTCTGGACAGAACAACTTCATAAAGCCAAGGACATAGTGTGCCTACTGGATGGTACCACACTCAAGGGGTCAGCAGCTAGGGGTCTCATTCAGAACGAATGCCTTAGTGCCATCTATGGATCGTGGGGTAAGAACAACCAGCCTACTGAGAATGGTCTGGCTCGTGATGGAGTTACATTCCCGTTCACTAATGGCTATGCTCTCGGCTCGGTGATATTCATTGATGGTCATGCACAACCGAATGACTGGTCTTACAGTGGTACTAATGCGGCTTACCCAGATCTGATGAAAGATATCAACTTCCCGATCTATCCTCGATCGCCACAATCTTTGGTACATCTATGGGGGCAAAATGAAGCATTCCAACTACCTGATTATACGCCACGATACCAAACCCAGTGGGATAAGGCAGGTGTTATCCAAACGTCGGCATCGTTATCACCCATTGTAAAATACTTTTATGGTAATTACCCTGTTGCCCCGAGTGGCGTTTGCGACAACACCTCAACGAGCTTCAACCTTCCTGCAAACGGCGAGGGCTTTAATAACAGTCTACCTACATCAGCGAATTTCAATCCTCTGGTTAAGGCAAACCTTAATTATACCAGTGTAACACCAGCTGTTGTGGGGACAGCAGATCAGGGTAATAAGTCAGTTCAGGCATACTCGATTGCTCCTGAGCCATCAGGGGCGTACCCACCACCCGACGGGACAGCTAAAGGAGACCTTTACGGTTTATGGTGTGCTCCTGGAGATCTTGATCAACCCTTTTTGGGGACTGATAACACGGACGGCGGACAACGAGAAGATCCGATATATCGAGAAACGAGCATGTATCCCCTGCAATACTACAAGGATGCTGCCAGAAAACGATACTTGCAATTCAGCCAATATGTTGGTAGTGATAACTTCACGCTAACGTTTAACACCGAAGTCTCTGCGTTTGAGTATCAGTTCCTGCATCAGCCATTTGCAACAACGTTCTCTTTGGATGGCGGCGTAGAGAGTGGAGGAGACAATGCGGTAAGGGTCTTTGATAACATCCCTGATGAGCTGGACAACTGGGAGAAGTACTCTGGATTGAATGTTAGGAACTGGGCTACACCGCTGCTGGAGAGAGGTGAGTTTAACTTCAATGATATTCAGAACACGCCTGCATTCATCAGTCAGCTGTATCCTGACGGAATCAATCCCGAGACGGACATGGATTCAACAGGCGATGCCTTCATGAGTAAGCTTGGCTATACAGATGCACAGTACAACCCGCGAACAGGATCACTGGTCAAAGGTACGATTGGCATTGGTGCAGATACTTCAAGACCTCAGAGTTATGCATATGTCCCGAATGGCACTACGGGAGCAGACATAGATGTTGCCGACGCAATCATTAACACGAGCTTTGCTGCGGAAGACAACCCTGATGCTGAGGCTCATGGCGGTGTTGGGCAACTGATGTTCTATCCATCCTCGGTAGATGACAGCAAAAATCAGCTGTCCTCAACAGGTGTCAGGTATGACTATTCGTTTACGCAGTTTGGTCAGCGTGGTGGGCTGAAGACCAATAGCCATAATAAAGCTATGGGTTTTCCTAACCTGGTGGGGACACCAGCAGTGAAGGATACGCAGACCTTCCCTCGTACGCTGAACCCCGATGGGGAGCAGAGGTCTGGCTACACGATCGAGATAGGCTCTTCTCCATTACGGGCTGTGAACCTCCCGATAAAGCTTACTGACGGTTACTACTTCATCCTATGCCCAACGCTAATAGACGATCCGCAGTTTTACATTTCGGCGAACAATGGTTCTGTCATTCCAGCGATTGCTATCGTTTCAAAAACTTATGTCTCTGGCGATTTTTACACTACCTTCCAGAGTCCAATCACGTTTTATGCGAAGAAGCGGAAAGTCATCACTAGCATCAAGATCCAGATCCGCAACTCTTCAATGGGCGTGCCTAGCAACCTTGGTGCAAACAGTTCAGTAATCTTTTCAATCAGGAGGTTCAGCCCGACAGTGTATAGCACCCCACTAACCACCTCGCAATCGCAGACACTAGCATACAAGCAAATCGAGCAGGAGCAGAAAGCAATGCCTAAATCGCACGCCTCGGTGCTTCAAGATTTCCTGGCTTTGGGTAATGCCGCACTCGTGCCAGATCCAGAGGGTGCTGACTACTTGGGTGGGCTGGTCGCGAGAATAAATCAACAGGACATCCCGAACATGACTCCTGATGCGAGACGTAACTTCTACGCTACTGAAGCAGGACAAACGCTGTTCCGCGAGGTACAAGATACCCTGGGTGTGCAGCAGACAATCCAAGAACAGGATGAAGAACCTAGTGATTTGCAGACCATCATTTTACAACGGCAGCAAGAGGCTGTTGCTGAATCAGCTGCAAGAAGAATTGCAACAACGCAACGCCACCTGACAGCTACTGCAAATGCAGAAATAGATCCGACCGCGATATTGCAACCGACGAAAACTCAATACGGTATGGACATGACAACTTTGCAACCCCGACGAAGAACAGAAGCAGAACGATTGATTGAAGGAACACAACAGCCAGCTGAGGCAATCAGAGGGGGTGGGGCACGAGTAGAGATTGCACCAGATGCTTTTGCAGGTGTAGCACTGGGGGGCGGAGGAAAAGGTTCTTCTGTAAATAGCGATAGTGCTTATCAGACAGGTAGTGGTACGTCAGGAGGGTCAGCAGGACAAACACAAGATACAGCATCTTTTGGAACAGGTTCAACTGGTACACAAGACGATAACCCTGACGTTGTTTAGAGCTTAGTTTGCCAATCAAGGTTCCCATAAGTCTTCATCTTGATCTTGCCAGATGATGGTGGCTTCTTTTCCTTAGCCCCCATTTTCACCTTCTGACCAGGTTTGAAATCAAAATCGATGATCTTCGCTGGTGAAGGATACTTCCTGTAGTTCTTCCCTTCCTTCTTCATCTTCAGTTTCTTACCAATTTTCCTCATGTTGTAAATCGGATCTTCACCATCTTTGAATTTCCGCTTGCAAAAGCAGGTATCACTTCCTCTATCCAGTCGCTGTTCTTTCTTTGGTTTACCGTAGTCCATTGTGTTTTAAGAGGAGAAGATAATATCCCTCGTTTCTTTTCTTGGTGTACTGTATAATGCTTATCGAGGTCAGAAGCAGTCCTGACGATACCAATAACACGCCCAACCAGCTGTTCCAGCGATTCAACGAGACCCTTATCCTGAAGCCCCGATCAAAGATCGCATTGGTCTCCGCACTGATCACCACGTCAGGTGCAGGTGGATTTAGGATTGATGGAACGAATCAAACAATGACGCTCAGGGTTGGTTCACAAACTCGAGTGACAGTTGATATTCCCATTGGCGATTACAACATCAAAGGACTTTGTCTCGCAATCCAAACTGCCCTACGAGCAAATATTCCATTGGTTATTGCTGATGGTGTGAGACAAGTCCTCTACAAAGACCTGTTCTATCCTGATGCGGCGGTGGTGGTCGCCAAGTCAGCGACTGATATTGTGACTATAAAATTCGCCTTTGAACCACAAGGCTTTACCAGTCTGCCCCCTCTCGCAGCGGCAAGCACCGACACTGAAGTCAGTTCTACTAACCTTGACCTCAACTTCAATAACTCAAAGAATGGGTTGATTATGCGAAGTCGTAAGCAAATTAACAACGCAAATGTTGTGGTAATATCAAAAGAAGTTTCTTCAGGATTTGATGCGATCCACTCTATTTTGCCTTATGCTAAAGGAACATCTGGCGACCACTTCGGTCTTTTTGAGATTGATAAGTTGGTGACCTGTCCTGCGAGACAACAGCACTTCGGTCTTAATCAAAGTTCAGGTTTATCAACAGGCAGATGGTTGCTTCCATCGGCAAATCCTTACACAATATTAGGTAGTCCTCTGGTTTATCGGTTTGATAATTATACGCCTGTTGCTGGGGTAAATCATCGATACGATTGGATAGTAGGCACAACAGGTATTGTATATTATCTTAAGGCAACAGGCGACCTTACCTTTGGTGTGAATTTCACACATAAGGTTATTGACCCATTAGCATACGACCAAACGTGGTCTGTTCGTGAAGAGGCAGACAGCAATCTTGGGGCAGCGATTTTTGACGGAGTGGATTTACTTGAACCTCCTGCTGGAACACCTATCAACCGAGCAGGGGAAAACAATTATGACCTTGAGGTAAATACTAACTCACGAGTTCAGGTAAGATATAATGGGACAATACTGAATACCCCAAGTGATACACTCCTCGCAGATGGGGACGGATTGAGATGGGTTGTTAATGCGTTGGACGAGGACGTAAGTAAAACAAAACACCCTGTTCCTCAAATCTATCACGCTCAAGATGCTGCTCCAAAGTGGGAGGATATCCCTCTTGCAGCAGGTAAGATTTTGCCTGATGTTACTATTGAAGATGTGTTAATTCCTTCTTATCACACAGATGGTTTAGTCGCTTGTGGAACTATTGGAAATGGGGAGGTGACTGACCTCAACTCTACTGCTTCTTTTCAAGGAATTCATATGGCGGTAACCGAACAGGTGGGGACTTTTCACGCTGGTGAGATATTGTATCAAGTTGGGGATACGGCTGGAACAGTTGGTGGTCGACATATGAAACTTATGGCGGTGACAGGCACAACACTAATTGGTGGGGCAAAAGGTGCTTTGACCTCTAATGGGTTGAGGGTATTAGGTAATGGATATCAAGGAACAGGATATGTCGTTGGTATGTCTTTCAGCGTTAAAGGATTAGTATCAGGTTCTACCGCAACTATTACTCTACACTCCGCAGCAGCAGCACCAATCGCAACAATCACAGATGGAGGCAGTACCTATACTCAAGGTACTGAATATCCCTTTATTCTCAACGTAGCAGGTAGTCCTCTTAATCCGCCTATACCTTTCGCTCAAACTGGTAGATTTACAAGAAGCGGTATAGTAAAGGCAACTGCTGTTGGTGCGGGGGCAATTACTGAAGTTCAATTCGTTGATGGTGGTAATGGGTTTATGGTTGGCGATACAATTGAGATTCAAAGTAATGGGGCAGGTGATGGGGACGGATTAGCAAGAGTTACAATTCAACAGGTATGTGAAGATGTTAATCAATTCCAAATCAACCCTACTGGTAGTTTTGATACAAAGAATTTGGGTGGGGCGTTCCCCCCTTTTACTCCTCAAGACCAAATAGAACTCAATACACAAGAGGTGGGACTTGTGCTTGATCTTGTGCCTCTTGAATTTGACGGGAGCGTAGGAGCAGGAGTAAGCCAACCTATCATTACAAGTAGCCAAGTTCCTGTTCCTAACAACCCTGAGAATGAGAATATCCTCATCGACCTTCCAGGAATTCCAATCGGGTCACGGAACTCTGGGCGACAAGGGAACCAAACAGGAGGCAACACAGACAACCACATTGCCACAATTCCATACCAGACCGATCTGACCGACCCTAAGGAATTCCACAAACAGCACTACGAACCCTTTAACATGATCTACCATTCAATGGACAATGAAGCTGACCTCAATATGAACTCGTTCTCTGTGCGACTCACAAACTTCGATGGAACGCTCCGCACAGATATTGCCCATCCTACACAGCTAACCTTCTCTATACAACCAGACTACATGTAGGAGAATTCTGTGCGGATTCTTTTCTCTCCAGACTCTACAATGCCAAGATCAACAATGCCAGAACTGAGTATGGAGATAGAACACCCTGACGAGGACGAGCAAGCAGGCTACCTCAAGCAATCGGATTACCTCAAGAAGCCAAAGCCGCAGAAGCCCAGCTCTTTGAGCAATAATAAAAAACCTGTGGAGAATACTGTAGAATCTGAGGAGGGTGTGGAGAAGCCTGTGAAGAAGAAGCGGGTGATGTCCGAGAAGCAAAAGGCTGCTTTGGCAAAGGCGAGAGAAATCAGTGCAAAGAAACGCAAGGAGAAGAAAGCAATGGAAGGTACAACTAAGCCTGTAAAAGCCAAGAAGCATTCAATGCCTGCAATCGATGAGGAATCCGATTCATCGTCCGACGATGATGACGACCAAGCACCTTTGATACAGCACGAGATGCCTCATATGATTCAACAGAGGTCAACCCCTGTCCGAGCAAAGAAGCAAAGTGTGGAAGAAAGAGTCTATCAGAGAATCATGTCTGAGAAGCTGGAGAGAAAGACAGCCCGCTCTCAGAAAAAGGAACAAGACAGACTAGCTCGTGAGTATGAGGAAAGCATTCGTGAGGATGAGCGTCGTTTGCTTTACGAGATGACACAGAAAGCACCACCAAAGCCTAAGAAGCAGGTCAATGCCAAATCAATGCTCCAGCCGTCCATGTGGGAGCAGGCGTTTGCACCTAAGCGTAGTCCCTTTGGATTTTAGATTGATATAATCTTCTCTCGAGTGTATATCAATGTCAAGCAGCGAAAGCGAATCTGACCATGAAGAACCAGTAACAAAAGGTAAGACCACCAAAGAACCCATTGATATGGACATGACCATATATCCTGTCATGGACGATCCTACAAAGCCCATCTACCGTCCCGTAGGTGACCCGCTCCTGAAGCCCCCCTTCACCTATGCGTTTGTTGGCTTCCGTGGTTCATCGAAAACAACCACTCTGATGAACCTGATCATGAGACCTTACCCCTTCTATGGTGCAAGCGATAGGGTTGATCCGAAAGACCCTTTGACCCAGCCCGTCTTTGACAACATCTTCGTTATTTCTCCTACTATCGGTTTGGATAGCACAAGTAAGCCCTTACTGAAGGTGGTGCCACCAGAGAACATCTTTACTGACTACTCTGATGATATGATAGATGCTATCCTTGATTATCAAAAGAACCAAGAACCACCCCGAGAGAAGACGCTCATAATTTGCGATGACATCCTGGGTTTAGCAGGTAAGGGTCTCAGTTCTAGTAGCAAGATTTACAGGCTACCAGCAGTGTTGCGTCACTACGATTGTTCCGTATGCTACCTTGTACAGTTACTGAGAGGTAATGGTTCTCTCCCGCCTATTACTCGTAACAACATCGAGGGTTGGTTCTTATACAAGAATCCGAACAGCAGAGAGATAGAAAAGATGGGTGAGGAGTTCGGCTCGTATGGAGGGAAGGAGAATTTCTACAGGCTGTATCGGGATGCCGTTATGGAAAAGCCTTACAGCTTCTTGTTCATGGATAGTCGCAAGTACCTTGCATATAGCAACCTTACTGAATTTATGTGGAGCAAGTACAACGAGGATGGGACGTTCGCTCCCCTTTACAAGGCTGATGAGGGTAAGCTGGAGTTAGATGCTATCGATCCTTCTGCTAATCAGAAAAAAAAAGATGGAGAGAAAGATGAAAAAATCTAATGTGACGTTATCATACAATGTCCTATTACGATAGACTCAACAAGGTCATCTCTGAACAAGAAGGTGGCACTGGAAAGGTACAAGACGCTATTGCCATGGCAAAAGAACGGTCGCAGGACGCCTTCTCTGCAACACAAGCTCAAGCCTCGGGTCTTATGTCAGGTGAGATCAACAAGTTTGCGGAAGAGTTCGGTATTAAACAAGCGTCAAAATTGGCTCTTAAGCAGTTCGGAAAGAGGGTTATCGTCCCCAGAGTACAGGCAGGAAGGGAAGCATTAGACGCAAGGGGGGCAGCGGCAGAAGGACAGATTAGCGACCTTGGTGAGGAAGCGGCTGGTATATTCGCGAAGGGCGTGACCAGAATGAGTAGGTTAGGCACTGACGTTACCATTCGGCAAGCAAGCACACTTGAACAACCTGCAGCGGCGTTTGATGCTACAAATCCTTTTCAACAACCGCGTGGACTGGGTGCGGAACAAGATGCACCAAACACGGTGGGTAAGCGGCTTACAGACGACCCTGAAGGAGAATACGGTACCGAAGAAACTAGTGGCTTGACACAAACTGAGGTAGCAAGGATCTCTGACATTAATGAGGCGACTGAAGGATTGGCAGATACCGTGGTATCGGCTGGAGTGAAAACATATGCTGAAGCGGCACTCGATGCTGTCCCTGTTGTTGGGGAAATTGCGTTGATGGGTGCTATGTTTGGAGGCATGATACACACTGGACACCATGCCCATATCCAGCAAATGGCTGATGACTCGTCTGAAAGGACTGATCTTCAGAATGTACAGGCAGCTCAGATGTACTCGGGTTTCAACAGACCTAACTTCGGTTCCATGGCTTTGCCATCCTTTGACACCTCAAAAAACCCTACCCTGTTACAGGAATGAAATGTGTAAAAAAGCAACTTAAACTCTGTTGTACCTATTACAACAAGAATGGAACGTTTAGAACCAAAAACAGTCAAAGTAGAAAAGACACGTACCGTAAGATGGTCATTTCCTACGATAAAAGCACTGGTTACGGATCTTGGAAAAATCATTGATTCGCCCGTTAACTGCCATTCAAAGCAGGCATTCCTGTTGGCTGCTGTTAACAACTATGATAAGGTGTATGAACAGGCAAGTCCTGCTGTCCGTGTGTATTCGGACTTTCCCACAAAGGAGGGGAAGGGTATGGGAAAATTTAGGTGCTTACATGTGGTGTTAGAAAATGGTCGCATCCTTACTGTGGCAAAAGACGCGGTAGCTCGAGCCGCGAAAGACCCCGAGGCAACGGCTGCCCGTCGTAAGGTTGATGCAAGAACTACGGCTCTACGCAATGCAGTTGCTGACCAAATTCAAGATTTTAGAGACGACCACCGTTACCAGTGTGAGACAGTTTGGCAAAGGGGGAGATGGCTGCCAGGTATGCCACCCAATCAGAGACTGGTTCCAAAAGTTCCGATGACTGGTATATTCTGCCCAGGATCTGGTGTGGGAAAGCGAGGAATAGAAAAATGTAGTCTTGGTAGGATCAGACAACCATGGTCGGACTTGCAAGTAGATCATTGCGGTGATATGGAGTTTAGACACATTGTTGATGCATTCGGAGATAGCCCCTTACACCAACGCTGGGGTGATTACAAGCACTGGAGAGCCCATCATAAGAAGTACGCGAAACTGCAACTGATCTGCAAAACCTGCAACTTGAAGAAGCCCAAGCATACACACGAAGAATTGGTTGAATTGTCTGAAAAAAGGGATGAGCACAAACAGGCACTTAGGCGTAAAGATGAAGAACGGCAGAGGGAGCAACAAGAAGCAATGAAGGAACCCCCCACTGTTTTTTTTGTTAATGGGAATGGGCTGATCGAGCCGAACGACTTCTGCAAGCTCCCGATGGTTTAGTTGCAATATTACAACAATATACTTAGACCAATGCCAACAAGTATTTTTACAACAATGCACGCAAAAGAGCTTGTATTCACCAACCCTTTCACACTCACACATGGTTACCTTAGCGAAGCAAGACACAGTGATGTACCAGAAAACGCGACGTTCCACCAAGCCACAGGGACAATGATTGCCATCAAGGAGTTCATTGAAACACCTACGATATCGCTACCACCAGGCGTGACGATTGTTTATACATCTACGATCAACGCCATAGCCGACGCAATGTTCCAAGACCTTTCCTCGCTTACGCCCCAGTGGACGGAGATAATTGGTCGAGTTAAGTTTGACTATCTCGGTGAGGCGACAGCAGACCAATGGACACAGTTCTTTGAGCAATATGATCTTTTAGCGTAACGTTTTTTCTAACCTTAATCTACAATGAACAAGGGTGGATGCTTGACTGGACGAAAGGGAGAACGACCTAGGGGCGGATGTAAAATCGGGAAAAAGAATGAGAAAATGGGTAGACGTAGGAGGCGGCTCGAGGTAGTGTATGATGACGCAAGCGACCCTTACCCGTTGGGCGAGACCCATGTTATGCCGAATGGTGATGTGCATACTGGTGCAACGCACACAGCTTCATCTAGGTTGGTCTCCTCGGCTGATCAGATAGCACCAGCAAAGGTGGCTGGCTTACTGGGCATGCTTACAGATCAGCAAATCGACACTATGAGCATGCCCACCACTAACCCCTTTCCGCAAAGCTTTCAAGCTGCTCCGATGTACGAAAGCGAGGAGGAATCAGAAGAAGAAACAACCAGCTACGTTGGAAGAATTCGTCTCCCTGGACTCAACGGGTTTGGGGAGGAGGTGATGGAGCAGTACTTTACTGATACACCCCCTGGAAAAGCAACCATAGTTTATAAACGCGAGACTTTGGGGTTCAGGGGGGACAAGGGCGAGGAGATAGGTGATCGTCTAGGTATTTTGGCAACGGACGCTCAGGGTAACCAATATATAGACCGTGATGATGCCCCTGCGACATTTCCAAGCAAGGAAGATTTCTATCCAGTGGAAGCAGGAGATTTACAAACGATAGGCGAACGGGAGACAGGATTTTCACGAGCACAATTGAATGCTTTAGACCCTGCTGAGCTTTTTGGTATGCTTGTACCTGAACTGAAAAAACAGATACTCACACCTGACGAGACAGGGGTGGAGGTGGGCGTTCGAGATGACAGACTAGAGTCTCACTTGGATGCCGTAGAGGAGCAGGTGAACAAAACCGCTCTTGTAAGAGATAGCAAGGGTGATTATTCCAAATCAGCGGCTGCAGTAGAAAGGTACAGAACGCATCCAGGGGTAAGAGAACTCGCTGAAAGAAGACGCATAAACTTAGACAGTATGTCCGCACAAGAAATCAAAAAGCTGATGTCGGCTCGTAACAAGAAATTAAAGGCGGGTGAGAAGACGAGGAGGAGGAGGGGGGCGTATTATGGCACGAACACAGCGTATGATTATTCATATGATTGATTTTTATTCTCTGATGGTATGATACAATGAGTTTGAATTACACCATCTCAAATCGACGAACATCAGCAGCAACTACCATACCTAATATAGACGACTATCGTGGTGCTGGTGGTTGGGTCACCGAACTAGAAGAGAAATACGGGATGGCGAATACGGGGAAGAGAAGAATTGCTGACGAAGAGAACATTGACTCGCACCTCACAGGTGTACAAAAGTATGCCTACGAACACGACGTTGCTGGTTATACGTGGAAAACTGTTAATGGAAAACAGGTGTATACCCCATCAACGATTCAGGAAGCAGTAAAAGGTAATTACGCAAAGCCAGGGAGTGACCCCGAGACTCAGAGGATGTACCAACAGGCACTGGCAGCGAGTCAGGCATCCGCCACACGGGGCAGGACAGGTACTCAACAGGCAAGTCAGGGTGTATTTGATACCAGTACAAGTAGGTACGCACCAGCACATCAGAACATCGTTAATTTCTAGCACTAACAGTAATGAATAAGTTGACTATTGTGCTCGAAGTGTTGGGTAAGGTGTTTGGTTTTTTGAAAGGACTGCGATGCAAGGTGACCTCCTGTTGTGGATGCACTTCGGAATGCGGTCAGAAAAAATCTGTTGTAAAAGAAGAAGAAGATGCCGAAAGCGACGGAGAGTTGGAAGAAAGACAAACCACTATACGAACCAGTACACTCGTCTAATCCTAAGAAGAAGGGCATGGTGTACGTTATGAAGAATGGTAAGAAGAGGCTCATACACTTTGGCGATTCTAGCATGAAGGATTTCACACAGCATAAAGACCCTAAGAGGCGGAAGAGTTACTTGGCACGGAGTGGTGGTATCAGGAACAAGGATGGTAAGCTTACTAAGAACGACAAGAACAGCAGCAATTATTGGTCACGCACTATCAATTGGTAAATTTACTATTTAAAACAGAACGTAAAAGAAAGAAAAATGCATCACAGGATTAGTGCCCATCCACCGACCGAAAGCTGGAGAAAGTACCACAGGGACTGGTCAAAGCGGAACCCTGAATGCATCAAACGTTATCGCCAACGATGTGATAGACACAAATCGAATCCTCAAGAACAGAGCGAACATTACAGGCTCTCAGAGTATTGGAGGCTTCGGACGAAGTTCATTGCAGCTAACCCTGACCATCCAGCTGTAATTTTCCCACACATTTCCATTCTCCTGAAAAAGTAGAATGTCAGAGCATCAAGGAGTTTTAGCGAGTCACAAAATATTGACCTAGTGTATAATGTTCTCTTGCCCACTTTGTGATGATTGGTTGTATGTCCGTTCTCTCTGCGACAAATGCAAGATGACAAAGAACATCGTGAGGTGCTACGGTATTGATCACGTGAATGAGATTCTTGAAGATGTGTTCCTCCGAGAGAGCGACAAGGTCAGCAATAAAGCCGTTCACCGAAAGTCGCTCCTGGAGAAGGATACAGCTCTAACGAAAGCCGAATAACCTTCATTATTTCTTTTCTCTACGAAAGGCATAATGTATCAACCGAGTAGCAACATGCCTATCGAGAATTATTCAATTGTTCAGCCAAGCACACAGCAGCGACAGTTCACGGAGAATAACATCTGCCGATTCTCCATCCCATTCAATTCCCTCCCCTTCTTTGACCCCCACAACAGTTACCTTCAGTTGCTCATGGAAAGCGATGCTACATCTAAGCTTGAGCTCAACGGCGATGCTTCAGTGCTTATTAAGTATTTGAGGCTTAGCGTCAATGGCGTTGTTTTGGAAGAGATCGATGAGTACAACCAGTTGGCTCGCCTCTACAATGTATATGGTCATGATGAATCGTCCCGAGCTCATAGTGCAGTGTTTACGAATGATTCGGCAGAAGGCATGACCCCAGGTCTTATGGGCAATCAGTCTGGTGGTGTGGCTACAGTTCCTGTTGCGAATACTGCTCCAATGAACACCCCAAATGCCCCTCTCGCTGTTGCCAACGGTGTCAAAAAGGTGAAAATGGTCGTTCCGCTCTCGTGCTGCGGTCTCTTTAGCAACCTCGAGGTCGTACCGCTCATGGCATTAGGTGACAATTTGGATGTGGAGATCCGATTCGCTCCGAACTCAGAAGTTGTTAAGCTCTACAACAGGCAAGCTCCGCAGCTTAACGGCGAGGAGGGCAACGTAGGTGATTTCAAGACCGTCATCCCAGTGACAGCAAAGACTTTGGCAGATGACGAGAATGTGATTACAGGTCAAGCAGGAGCGAACGCAACATACACGATTACTATGCCGTACAAGGGTTTCTCATCAACTGGTGACATCCCTCTTCAGGTTGGTGAATGTGTACAGCTTCTTACGGCGATCGGGGTGCAGGGGGCGGATGGAGTATCAGCTGATACACCCCTCGTTACTGATAACGGTGGTGCAGGTGGTGACACAAATATTACAGCAGTTGTTAAGATTGTGTCCATTGCCCGTTTGGCAACCGCAGCTGTGACGGACAATCCAAACCAGCTCGTTTTGAAAATTGCTTCAACTGATGCTGCAGATACTCTAATTGCTAACGGTGGTGGTACTGTCATTGCTCTTAAGAAGGTGAGACCTACTAATGCAACTGCTGCCCAATTTCCACCACTTGTTGCCCCAACAATCACCAAGATCCAGTATAGCAATGTTGAGCTGTTCATGCAGAAAGTCATGCCGCCAGCAGCTTATGTTGAGCAACTCAAGAAGCAGTTGGCTTCGCCATCGGGTTTCCAAATGGATATCCACACCTGGACAACATACAAATCCACGCTTCTTGTTGGTGTGAAAAACCAAACCATTGAAATTCCTGCATACCAGTCCCGTGCTAAGTCAATCCTTGTCGTTCCGCGTGTTGGGCAGCAAACCCCATCACTTCCTGAACTGATGGACAATAACATTACAAATGACGCAATCCCAGCAAGACCACGATACGACTTCCGAGGTAAACACGCTGGTCTTCTCGATTACCAATTTCAAGTCAACAACGGTCTCCGAGTTCCAACTCGTCCTGTCAATCTTGAAGTGATGAATGGCAGTTTTGGTCACCTGGCGGCAGAACACCTTATTCAGATAACACAGGCTCTTGGATCATCTAACATTGGCGTAAAGTCTATCAAATCTGCCAAGGATGACTTCATCATTGGAAGGCAGCTCTCCAAATACGGCGGTACCACTAACCTCAACTCGGCTGCTCGGGTATACATCAACTACACAACCGATGCCCAGCCTTTGCCAAAACTTCAGCCTGTGACTTTCGTCAACCACATAAATCGAGTTGCTGTCAATGCTAGCGGTCTGCAAGTATTCAACTAAGATTATTCTCTTACAGTAGAGTATAATGAGCAACTCACCAGCCTCGCAAGTTAAGCGTTACATGAGACTTTCTCCTAGCAACGGATCAGGGGAGTTTTCCTTTACCAATGGCAACCCAATCATTCGTTTCAGCGTCGCGGATACCAACGCATTCCTGATGGGCAAAAATATGAGGTTTTGCGGAAACGTCAAGGTGTTTAGAGACACAGCTACACAGCCTGCCTTTAACGCTGGTGCAAACGTTGACCGTATTGCTGGATTTCAATCTATGATCCAATCTGTTAGCATTGGTAGCCGCCGTTACTCATCCAACGTTTTGGAAGTCGTCCATAACTACCCTCGGCTCGCAGCCCAGCTTTACGCGAACACGCACTCGCCGAAAGGCATGAGAACGCAAACATTCAACGAGCATGGAGCTGTTGGAAAAGGGCGGTACAACAAGAACCACATGGGCACCTTCGGTACGGGAGCTAACCTTAATGCTACCGACCGAGTGCTTGAATCCGCACGGAAAGGTACTATTGCTGGCGACGGTCAGATGGCGGCAAATGGATTTGACTTCGCACTTCGTCTGAACACTGGGCTGTTGATGAATGAAGCGATCCCATTGAATTTGCTCGGTGGACTCGAAATCACTATTAACCTCGCCCCGAACTTCGGCAGCATGTACGGCAACGACATTACTGCCAACTGCAGCTATACGATCGACAAGCCTTACCTTATGTGCCCCCTGCTCTACATGAGCGATATGGACGTCGCACAGTACAACAGTCAATCTCAAGGGACGTTCTCATTTATGAGTTACCAGTCGTTGTATAGCGTTCTCAACTCTACTGACCAAAGTATCGTCCATCGTCTCAACTCACGCAACCTGCAGTCCGTGCTTCAGAGCTATGTGCCTGTTAAGTACCTCAATAACACAAAGTATAACCAGATGGCTATGTGGGATGGTGGTGCTGTTAACAGCGTTGCATACATGAAGGATGGTGTCCGTTACCCGCTCGAGTACAACATCAGTGTTCGCTCAACCAACGGCGATGGTACAAACGAAAACGAAGACTTGCAGAAGGTCAGTCTTACACCACAGGTGCTCTGGAACAGCCAAACCGCAATCAAGTCGGTTAAGGACATTCACCGATCGCAGGTCATCCCCGAGAACCTTTTGGGACAAGCCAAGCAGGACGGTGTCTGGGGAACTGGTCTCTCTTGGGATCTTGTTTCGGGTGCTGGCATCAACGTACAAGGAACACTTACCTACGATTTGAAAAGCAAACTCGAAGATCCTGAAAACAAGGACTTGGTCGGTGCAGGTGGATTGACCAACCCTAACCACACTCTCACTACGCCATACGCACAGTACAGTTACTACCTTTCCCGAGCGAATCTCATGATTAACAAGGGTCAGGGCATCATGGTGATGTAAATTCAGAAAGGAGTGAAATTATAATCTCTCGTGAGGCTATAATGTCTATTCCGAGCGTGTTGATGAACAACGTGACAAACGAATCACAGGATCTTACCATCAATACTGAAGTACTAGAACCGAATTCCCTCAACGCAGTGCAAGCAGTCTTCGTTCTACCAAAAAAGGGATCTGTGCTGGACAGTAAGTCCGCACTGAAGTTCCGCATTGACTGGAGTGGCTATGCCGCAGGCACTACAACTGATGTAGGGGGTAAGCTCTTTAGCGGTGTTCTCGGAGCTATTAAGAACGCGAGGCTCTACGCATCTGGTCAACTTATTAGCGATCTTCGTCATGCTGGAGAGAAAATCCACCTTGACAACCAGTGGAAAAGCCAGGAATATCGAGAAGAATATATTGACGTTAAGACTAGTTCTGCATCAGGTTTTGCCGTAGCCGAGGATATAGCGGAGTCTGGGGTGAATGGTGCCATCTGCTCTACTGATAGGTTTGACACCCGTACCGCCGCTTCTGCTGCAGTGTGCCATGATAAGCCTTACTTCAGAGGCATCGGCAACATGACAACAGATAAGAACGGGCTCGAGTCATTCCTCTTGCTGGAAGAGCTCTTCCCTATGCTGAGGGACATCCAACTTCCTCTTCGTTTCCTGAAAGACGAAATCCGCATCGAGATCGACTGGGAGCAGGACAAGACCAACTGGTTGTACGTTGGCGGCACTGCCGTTACTGACGGACTGGCTTCTGTTACCATATCCGAAGCTGTTTTGTTTTTGGATTATATCACATACTCTCCTGAAGTGGATTCTTCGCTGGAGGCAACCCTCGCTACGTCGGGGGTCTCTATCCCTTTCCGTCAGACGGCTGTCATTACAAAGACGTTGCCTGCCGCTACTGGTGCTGGAACAATCTCAGAGGACATTTTGATGGGTCAGGAGGGGCGTGCCATCATGAAAGTCTACTGTGCGAAGAAGTACGCGAATGCAGTCACGGATACGGTTGGTGGTGTTGGAGTGGGTGGGACAGGAAATCCTGCATTTACTTTGCAGGGTGATTGCCGAAGTGACCGACTCACTGGTGAAAAGTTCAATCTGGTTGTGAATGACCTGTTGATTCTCGATCGGGACTGCGAGAACGTTCACGAGGCATATGCTCTTTTCTCGGAAGCGGGTGAAGGAGCAGCAACTACCTATCCGAACGCCTGGGAAGAGAACACATCGTATGTCGGCGGCAATATGCCTATTTCAGCTACAACGGATGTGCTTTATAACACCAACGGTGCAAACAACGCTGACCAAAAGATCCTCTCGCATGCCCCTGCCATTAAGGGTATCGTTGAAGCTGGTATCTGGGGGACTCAGAACTGGATCGGGTTCAACATTGGACAGGGCTATGGGCGTGGTCTTAACCCTGCCAACGCTATGCGAATCGGTGCAACTCCTCTTCGTCTGCGAATCGAGCGGACTGCAGATGGAGCCAATGCAGCACAAAAGATCAATTCGCCTGTTCAGATAGTGTGCTTTGTTGAGTACCTTCGTCTGTTTGACCTTCGGGATGGGGAGGTGGCGGTTCGTGACCTTTAGGTAACTTAACCACCTGCATGCACGGGTCATTCTTCCT